TCTATTGTGAATGATAATTCTTCTATGTATGCAAAAAGATTATTGTACAATCCAGTTATTGTAAAATATACTAAATTTGGTGAAAATGCCAATGAATTAATTTGATTACCATAAGATACTGCAGATAATTCTTCATTAGGAAAGACCCACTGCCTTAAAGCATTTAAATTATCTATCATTGTGGATTTACTTATTTGATCGGTATAGTATAATTTTAAATTAAATTTAACATTACGTTCTACACCTGTGTATCTATATACATTGAATGGAGAACCTACATATTTAAAATTTGTCCATTCGGGAGAAAAATCTTCAGATAATCCAGTAATTGTACCAGGTAAAACTATTTTTTTATCTTTGTTTCCATATTGAGTAATAATAACCCTTGTTATATTATTTAAATCTTCTCGTTCTCTATACGATAGAATATTTTGTATTATATTATTATTTGCAGTATCCCATGACGCATCATCTTCTCTCTTTTGAATTTTAGTTCGTGTATGATTAGGCGAACCTGATACTATTTCATAAATTGGAAAATATTCGGTAAACTTTATTGTTTCTTTTTTTGGAGGTTCAGTTCCTATTTGAGATAGTGTAGCTTGCGCACCATAAGTTGAGTTTTCATTTGGTTTATTTTTTAATGAATTTTTAAGTCTATTAAGTGATTTTGCGGTAGATAGTGGATTTCGTAAAGCATCTGCCGCAATATTTGCTGCAGTTTGCAATGGATTGCTAGTTCCTTGATTTACTCTTTGAATAAATGAAGCAGGATTTGGTGATTGTTTTACATAATAATTTTCTTCAGGATTAATTATATCTTTTATTTTTCCTTTTTCTATTGCAATACCGTTGGCTATTGTAATTGGTTTAGTGAATGGTTTATTATTCTTAAAAATAGTGTCCGATGGGTGTGTTGCACTACCACCTAATAATCCGGCAACTTGTCCTCCTATTAAATCTGCGATTGAATTTGGAGATGATGCTAGAAGTGCAATTTGTCTTGGTATGTTTATTACACCACGCGATTCAATAAAAACAGAACTTTTACCATATATTTCGTTTTCAAGTTTATTTTTAGTTGCGTTATTATATAAATCCATTATTGTTGCCATCTTTGTATATCTTTATAAATTAACCTACAATTGTATCTACTGCAGTAACTTTATTTATATTTTTACTCAATACCCTGCCATCTAATACAAGAGTTGGAGTTCCTCCTGCTTTTTCTACAAGTTGTCCAAGTAATTCAACCATTGCTTCTTGTAAAAATTTCATTTTGTTTTGCATTGTCAATTGTTGAGATGCTGCCAGCTTCATTTCATTGAGTGTGAATTTTCCTCTTAAATCATCATTTTTTGTTTGTAATTGCATTTCTTTAAACATAGCAATTCCACGCGCATGATCATTATTTTTAATTTCTGTCAAAATCGATTCGGCGGTTGGTATGACTACTTCACTTTTACCACCTTCTACTTTTGGACCAGGAGAACCTGCGGCTCCGGCGCTAGGTGCACCACCGGTTGTAGTCCCACCGGTGGTAGTTCCCCCACTTGTTGTAGTTCCGCCGGATGTTGCCATTCCTGCACCAAAGGCATCATTTTTCATTAAAGAATTATAATCAAAATATATTTTGTTTATTTTTCCCTCTCTATCATATAACCTTTGCAATGATTCTTTATAAAGTTTTACTTGATTTTCACTACCCTGCTTTGTCCAATACTTTATTTGATCTAGCATATTTTGTTCATATATTTTCGAAGCTTCTGGTAATACTCTTTCTACTTTTGTATATTTTCTTACCGATTCTACCTCACTTTTATCATATTTACTTAAATCTTTGTTATATGCTATATCTTGGCTTATTTTACTTAATCTATCATATTGATCTTTATTATATTGAACCATTTGTGTGCCAAATTGGGTGTTCATGTACTCTTGCATTCTACCTTCTACACTTACGTTTTTTCCGGCTTTTTTCTCCTCGGATGCCTGTCTTATTACATCGAATAAACCTGTCATTGATAGAGCAGCGTCCGTGCCTTTTATTTTACCACTTTGTTGAAGCATATCAATACTGCGCAGCATACCCTCCATTTTGGCGTTTACTGCCGGGATTTCAGAACTGAGGCCGTATCCACTCATTATTTTTGATGTTTGGTTTTTAACATCAGAACCATAATATGCGGTAAGGCTTGTTGCAGATTCAACCAATTTATTTGCAGCTTCTAACGCATCTTCTCTACTTTTTTCATACTCCATCGTCCATTTAATTCTCCACGCCTCTTGATATTTTATACTATCCAACTGCATTGCGTGCTCGGCCATCATCATTACTAGTCTTTGCTGCTGCTCAAATTCTAATAATTTTTTTCTTTGTTGTTGTTCTAATGCTAATTTTGCACCAGCATTTGCTATCTCTTGCTGTAAAGCGGCGTTTGCTATTGCTTTTCCTGCTTCTTTTTCTGCAGTCAATTCATCTTTTACTTCACCGGTTCCACCTTGCATTAAATTCATCAAAGATTTCATATCCATACCGGTGGCGTCAGTTAGGGCTTGTTTTTGAAACACGGTTAAAGATTGCATATCAACTCCACCTAAAGCAGAGCGCAGTGCTTCGGCTGCCATATCGGTTTCTCCCATTGCAAGTCTTGCTCTAACTTCCGAAAGGTCGACTGATCTACCCATTAGCGCTCCAAGACGCATTTCGGCTTTAATACTATCTTTATAGTTTAATACCATTGATTCGGTTGCCTTTAACATGGAAGACATTGACACTCCCATCTTTGTCAAAGCAACCGCTTGTTTTACTAATGCCTTTGTTGTAAGATTAGTATATTTGTAGATATCTTCTCCAGATTCTTTTATTTGATTAAATACGGCCTGTGGGGCTACATCATTAAGATTGGCAAATTTAGTAATACCATTTACTAAATTTGATGCCATATCTGCAGATATATTACTCATTGATTTGAACAATCCAACCATTTCCAAAACATCATCTGCACTTCCTCCTAATCTATATCCAACACCTGCAGCGTTTTGTGCTAATTTAAAACTATCTTTTGTAGTTGTACCTAATGCAATGCTAAACTTACCAACTGCCTCTATTATTTGTTTCGCAGAAGAACCAACCGCTCGTAACGCCCTTTCCGATAGAGTTAAATACTTACTTGCACCGTTTATTCCTGCCGCAGATATAGCTTTTCTTCTATCAAGTTCGGCATCTAATGTTTCAGTTTGTTGATTTAATTCGAATTGCAGAGCATCTTTTCTTAGGTCTAATTCATATTGTATTTGGTCTTTTACTAAACTTTGTTCGTATTCAAATAAATTAAGAGACCCTTGTTTTCTCCAATCAAATAACTCTTGCTCACGTTGTTGTTGTATTTGTAGCGGCTTTAGTATTGCATATTCTGCAGTACGTTTTCTAAATGATTCTGTACCTTCAAGCGATTTTTGCATTTCCGCAACACCACTTGGTCCAAAATCTTGCTTTCCAAATGTCGCCTTAAACGTCGCCAAATCTCTTGCAAAGTTGCCGGAGTTCCAATAGTCGTAAGCCATTTTCAATCCACTTATTACTGCTCCAATTGGTCCTGCCAATCTTACAAGACTTCCTGCCATAGTACCCAACCCACCTAACGCCTTGCCCATCATGCCTGCCCCAAAACCACCACCTGCTCCTGCACCTGCACCTGCTCCTGATTTACCAATAAATCCCGCAAGCTTTGATTCAAATTTTTTTCCAAAAATACTTTGAAGTCCTTTCGTTGCCCTTGGTCCTAAAATATCTTTTATTTTTTCAACACCTTTGGCAGTTTCTTTTGCTTCTTTATTATTTTTACGTTGTTGCTCACCTATTTTTTTAAATTGCTCATATAACTTGCGACCTGCTTCGGTTGATGTATCTATACTATCTATAAAACTCTGATAACCCTCTACGTTTGTTGAAATTATAGAAGAAAGTTGCTCCATTGTTATATTACCCTTTTCAAACTTTGCTTGCGCACTTGCAATGGATGTTTCCATAGCAGCGTATTGTTTCGCTGCTTGTTCGGATTGAGTTCTTAAACGATTATTACCACTTACTAATTCGGATGATATACTTGCGGTTTCTTTTAAATTATCTATTACTCTTTCTTGAGCATTTTGTATTTTTTCGTATGCTTTTGATTGTGTACCTAATTTATTACCAACACTTGTTAATAGTTCATCAAAATTACTTGCTTCTTGATTTATTCGGTTTTGTATTGTTTGAATGCGCTTTAATCCACGTTCTTGTTTTTCAAGTGCAGATATTTGCTTAACTAAACTTTGTAGTTGATCTTCTGATGCATTTATAGAATTATCAAATTCCTTCTTTAATTCTTTTATTTTAGCTCTTAATTCCCGTAATGATTTACTGGCATTTTCTATCTCATCTACCGATATTTTGGAATCTTTTTTAGGCATTATTACTTTTTAAGAAAATTTGATATTTGTTTATTATAAATATCACCTCCTTCTTATTTTGGAAGATGAGCCCGATTTAGAAATACTTTCGTATTGCTTCTTTTCTTCCTCTTTTGCTTTAAGTAATTCCCTCCAATAAAACTCTCGCAATTTTGTGGGCATATAATATAAATCATGCCAGGTGAATCCACCATTGGCATTATACGTCATTTGAAATATTTTTTGATGTAGAATTACACTATAATCAATCGGTAGGATAAAAAAAGTCAATACCAAACGGTATCTTTAGTGCCTCCGTTTCACCGGTGAATGGGGATACGTAATCAAATGTAAGATCTAAATCGGGAGTTATTTCGGCTACGTATTTTCTTATAGCTCTACTATCTGCCGCCCTTAATTGATTCATAACAAAATTACTGATATATCCAATATCACGATTTCCATTAACTTCGGTGATTAAGTGTCTATACCTTGTTGTAATTTCGTTTGATTGTTTTGTTAATTTTTCGCTTGCTTCTATATCTTTGTTGATGGAGATTTCATCACCATGCGTCAATATTTTACATTTGATAGGTATGCCGGATTGTGGAAGAACAAAATCATATTCGTTTGACCTATTAAGAAGTTCAAAATTAATTTCTTTTATTTTAATTTTTGTAAGGTCTACTGATACTTCTACCGGCTCTTTTTCATATGGGTCAGTAACTGTAACACTATACTCGGGTCCAAACGCTAATATTCTTGATGTAACAAGAATGGCATTTTTATCACCTATTACTAAATCATTAATGTTTACTCCCGGCTCAACTACAATCGATTCTAATAATTTATCAAGTTGAATACCTTTCTTTATCAAATTAGTTGATGTTAGAATATCTTCCTCTTTCGCTGTCATTAATTTAATAGTAATTTCACCACTAGAAAGTGGATTAGTTTCGGGATAGCACAACCCCTTTGAAGGCAATGAAATTACTTCAGTTGGAAAAGGAAAATCTCTTTTTTGAATTTGCTGCACTTGTGGTTTATTAAGACCTCTTGAAACTTGTTGCTCTACATTTTGTTCTTGCATATAATAACTTTATTTTAGTTAACTATTTGTATATAAATATATAATACTTTAATTTTTAGACAATAAAAAACCCCAGCCTTACGGGGCTAGGGTTAGTTTTAGGGTTTATAGATTATAATTAATACTCAAGAATTGCGTAATCATAGGAAAGCGTCAATTCAATTGAAACCGGGTCGTTACCTGCCCAATCCATATCACCAAAGTTCGCTGATGATATAAACGCTCCTTTCAAAGTCCATTGTTCAATCTTATCACCAACTGGTCCAAGTGCGTAGAAGTTTACATCCTTTTTATAGAATGCAGCATATCCATCACGACCGGTTAGAGATTCATGCGATTGGCGAATCCAATCCATTACTTGCTGCGCTCCACTTGGAACGATGGGGTCGTAAAGTGTGATGTTCACATCATCCCATGTTGATTTTCCCTTTATCTTTCTTTTTACGTTAATGTGATCGAGTTCAACAACTTCGGATGTTAACGTTGGGCGAGCTGCGGTTTTAACAAGATAGGAATCAATTCCATTTATTTCCATAATGAACCTGTTTGTAAGCTTAGGTTCAAAATTTCTGAAAAACATCTTGTCGTATTCTAATATTTCTGGCATCTTATTAAGTTTTTTACTTTATTATAAATATTCAGTTTTCAAAATTATCCACTAAAACTTGCACCAGTCGGTAGAATGTTGAAGTCGATTTGAATAAATTCAGCCGTTTTAGTTGGTTGTAGATAGATAGACCCTTTAAGTATATTTCTATCAATTACATCCGGTGTGTTATTACTCTCATCCATTACAACTCTGAACGCGTAAAGTCCTTGTCTTTGCTGGATGCCATCAAGGTATGGAGTAACTATATTGATAAAGCGGTTTCTTGTTGTAGAAGTATTTTGTTCGAACACCAAATATCTTGAAGTCGAAGCGATATACTTTCTAACAGTCAACAACAATCTTCTAACGTTAATCCTATCAAGTGCGGATGGTTTATCTTGTAGTGTTTTCTGTCCGAATACTACGATACCTTGTCCAGGAAACTGAACGATTGGGTTTACCTTACCTTCGTATAGAGTATCTTTTTCAGATTGAGTAAGTCTATTAAGAACCGCAACTGCTCCTACAAGCCCTCCTCTGTTCAAACCAGCGGGCGCGAACCATTCAGCGGCAACTCTATCGTTTGCTGCGAATACACCTGGTAGAAGTACAGATGGTGGGATGGTTATTAATTTATTTGTATTTACATCTACGGTTTTAATCCAAGGATAGTAAGATGCCGCGTAGTTAGTATCAACTGCAGATGCATCATTGATTGCTTGTTGAACGGTATCGGTTGGACCTACACCATCATATATGTAGAAGCAATCACTTCTTTGTTCAACCATATCAAGTACATCGGTTACAACGTTGGTGTGAAGTCTTCTCACAACACCCGGAGTAACTACCATATTGATATCGAAAAGGTCGCTTGAAAGGGCCGCTACAACTTTACCATACGCCACCGAGCCACTTGAAGTTGAAGTAGTTAGATCAAATCCTTGTGAGTTTCCAGCTGTCATATCCGAACCCTTATAGATTGGAGTATATGGAGCCATTCCATCAAATCCTTCTTGGAACGCTACAAGGAATTGTCTTTTTGCCAAATCAACTCCTGAAGATCCGGTTAGTGGGAGTCCACAAGTTGTATCCAACGAGAATACTGAATTTGAACCCGTCGTAGCTCCGGTTGGAATTGGTCTTAAATATGCTTTATTGGCTTCTTTTACTAAATTGGTATCCAAATCAATACCACTAAAGAATTTGGAATCGGCTACAGAACCAGTCGTTAGGGTAACTGCCGGAATCAATACTACATCGGCAGTTGAACCACTAATGTATGATTTATATGCCGCGTGTGCGTAAGGTACTGCTTGAATTGGAATAAGATCTGCAGATTTAACACTTACTCTTACATATTTTGAATTATTAACCCAATCACCTGCTTCGGTTACTTTTCCAAGATTATCAATTGTGATTTTTCTATCACCAATTACTCTTGCGATGTAGTTTGGTGAGTTAGGGTCAAGTGTTATATTTGCGTAAGTTTCTAATACTACTTTTTTATTATCAGTATCATCGAATCTTCTAACCAAAACTGTAAATGTACCATAATCCGAACCTGCCACCGAGCCTGCCGGCTTTACATTTGAAATGCCTATTTTTACTTTTGTATTTGCTGCATTTCCTGCTCCGATTGTTTCAAAACGGAAAAGGTCATATCTTTGTCCACTTATATCTTGTGATTGAATCCAAGGAGTAAGTGCTTCTTGCGCATCGAATGTGAAGGATTGATCACCTAATTGTACTTTCGATATTGTAGAATCGTTAACATCAAATGGTGCACTTTTAACAAACGAAACAACATATCCACCCTTACTACCGAGTGCGGAAGTTCCGAATATAGCCTCTATATTATTAGAATTTTCATAAACAAGTGAACCTGTGCCATTAAATCCTAATGCACTACCACTAATAATGAAAGAACCACTAATATCATCAGTTATAGTAGTGTCTGAAAGACCACCGGTTGCGTTTGAAGTTGAAAACAACACCGCAAGTGATGCTGATACTGAACCCGATATTGCTTTGATAAGGATTGGATTTTGTGCGGTATATCCACCAACACCCGCCACACGACAAATTGTTGCAGTTCCTGCTTCTCTTAAATAATTTTGAACCGCAAGACCGGTATAATATGTATCATCAACAACACCATAATACTCTTCAAATTCTGCTTGAGAGTTTACGATGGTTGGAACAAGAGGACCTTCTTTGAATGGTCCAATAAATGCCGCACCTATTTCGGCTACACCTTGTTGTAAAAACGAAAGGTCGTTTTCTCTAGTAAAAACGCCAGGTGATACAAGTTTTTCTGCCATTTTATGTTTAATTTAATTGTTTTTGATTTCTTTGTATAAATATGATTTTTTAATTCAAAACGAAAAAATAAATAAAGTAATCAACAAGAGAAACTTGTATCAACTGATAAATATACGATATCATTATCCGACACCATTGTGTATGTATAAGAACATCCATATCCAGTAGATGGGCAAGTATCAGTTGCTCCTGCAATGTAAAAAAGTGAAGTATCTGTAAATTGTATTTGATCTCCTATTTCTAAATTTTGAATTGTAAAATAATAATCACACGACGTAGTGTTAACTGGTGTATTTAGACCCGATGGCACTGAATTAATACTATATGTAATTTCTGCAGGAGATGTCACATACTTTATATAAACTGTAAGTTTCGGAACTTTTCTTATCCAAACATTATATGCCATATATTATTTTATTATAAACATCCTGTTACGTAAACTACATATAAATATTGTCCAACATTAGAATCATAAGTATAATCGTATTGATATGTTGCATTTAAGCTGGTTATTCCAACACTAGATGTTACTAATGTAGAAATAGACGCGGTATATTGACTTCCATCGTTTTTCCACGGTTTACCATAGTATACTTCTAAATCTCCGGCAGTAGCAACACTACCTGATATATTAATATCAATTAAACCATTTTCAGTTCCTAAATCAATAATTACCATTGTTTTTGAATAGCAGTAATCCGATATG